GTCTACGATGTACATGAAATTGAGTACGCCTTAACAATGGACAAGGAGTTAGAAGAGGGAGAAGACTACACGGTGGATTTAAAGAAGAACTTATTCTTCCCTAAAGAACACCTAAAAGGTAAGAACATCTCTATCAACATCCTAACAACCCTCCGTTACATGGTTGCTGATCTGCTCAAAGAACACCGATATGCTCCGGACCAAGCAGGTAACAAGGTAATGGTCCAACAGAAACTTCTGCTTAAACGTGAGGACCTATTTGTAAGCAAAGAGGCCTTTGAAATTGGCGTGGACAACACAGAGGTAGGGGAAATGATTGACGTTAAGAGAAAACCGTCTACAGACGGATTAAACGGGTTCTTCCGAAGTAGTGGTCAGTAATGGCTAGACGTAATTCGAAGAGACCCGGCCTCTTTAAAAATGACAAGACAGTTTCCTCTTCTATGAAGAATGTTGGGAATGCTTTCGTACAGAAGACTTTGGATGCAGGTGTTAAAGCAGCAAACGACCAGAAAGATAAAAACGTTAAGGTTGTAAGGAAACCAAAGTATTTAGAAGTAACAGAGAAACGACTAAATAGTTTAGGTGTTATTGATCTAAAACCTTTCTTTGCTAGAAGCTCTCACCGAAAGACAAGAAAAGGTGGAGGTTGGTACCTACGTGTCCCAATTCAGCTGAGAAAGAAGAATATGTCCAGACGTATGTATGACCAACTACGAACGACAAATATCAGCCCTGACGAACAACGTACAGTGATCTCTGACTATCTCTACGATAGACGCCGTGTCTCTGACTCCACGATGCTGAATTATCAGCCTGTATCGTATAATGTAACTAAGAAGAAAATTGGTTCACGTAAGCACGCGTATGTCGCTTTCCGAACAGTATCGGACAAGTCTCCTGCTAGCAGTTGGATTATAAACCGAGATAAAGTAAGCACATCTGATACGTCGAAGACATTCGTGCGTAACGTAAATCGATTGATGAAGTGGAAGATGAAAAACGGTTGGGAGTAACCTAGAAAGGGTGATAGAACGTGCTTCCTAGTATTGATACATACTTACATGAAGAGATCGAAAGCAAATTACAAATTATTTTGTCTAACTCTTATATTATAAAGGAAATCCTTAAAGGCATTCAGCCTGAGATAGCCTCTAACTTTATCAAGGCGTATACAGGGGACAATGCAAAAGAGATCCCTATTGTATACACAATGCCTCAAGATAAAGAGGATATGCAAGGAGCTATCTATATCGGCCTCAGAGAGGGCGAGGAGACGGATACAAGCCTAGGTAATATCGAAGGTACCTACGAGGTTAAAGAAGACGGTGTGAAGCGCGAGATGCAGGTTATACGAGCAGAGGAGGGCAATGAACGTTGCTACTTCGAAGTTGAGTATCCCATCGCGGATTTAAACTCTGTAGAAGGTTTCTCGTTCGCTAAAAGCGATAACCGTACCATTGAGAAGGATAAAATCTTCTTCAAGTACGATGCGTCTCTAGTTGGTGAGGAATTCATCATTAACTACGTAGCCTCTGCAGGTGATGAAATAGGTTTAAAGAAAGGGTTCACAACTACAGAACATTATTCAGTCCTTGTTATTTCGACGAATATGGATACTGTACGTTGCCTAGACCTAATCATTAAAGCAATCTTAATTCTAATGAGAAACAATCCACAGGAGCTTACAAGTCTACTACTCCAAAAAGTAAAGTTTGGGCAGATAGAAGAGATCCCTGTTGGAGCAGAAGAAAACCCAGAGATCCTTTACGGAAGAGAATCTATTGTAACATATAGAACGTCATACAACTTAGACGCACCAATTCTCGATACCGTATTGAAACATATCTTATTAAACATTAATTACGATACGGAGGGTGAAATCAATGGCTGAGAAGCAAACAAAGAAACAACAAGCAGAAGCACCTAAAAAAGTTGTTCCTGTATCGTACACTCATATCGATACATTCTTGCAAACAGCAATCCCAATGTACAACTTAACAAGTGTACAAGCAGCAGGGTTTAAAGCAAAAATGAATGGCAAGCATTATCAGCGTGACCAACAAGTATTTATTGATGCCCTAAAAGAGCATTTCAATATTAAAGAAGACTAATCCCCTTATAGAAAGGAAGATATAAACAATGGCAGCACAATCATATGGTTACGATAGACAACGACCTCGTACAGAGATGTTCCTTGATGCGAGTTCATTAGGTTCAGCGAATGCACGATCTGAAAAACCTCTAGTGTTAATCGGATCTGCAAACGGCGGTGAACCTGGGGTTCCTCACGAGATTACAAACTTTGCACAAGCTCGTGAATTATTCCGTAGCGGTGACTTACTAGACGCAATTGAAATGGCATGGAGCCCAGGCCCTAACATTTCAGGAGCAGGTAAAATCATTGCTATCCGTACAGACGCAGCAACACAAGCAAAGCTTACAAACGGTGGATTAACATTTACATCTAAGTTATACGGTGTAGACGCTAACTCTATCCAAGTAGAACTTGCTGATAACACATTAACAAACTCTAAACGTGTAAGTGTATACTTCACAAAAGAGCGTTATGAAAGAGTATATGACAACATCGGTAATATCTTCACTGTGAAATACACAGGTACAGAGGCTGCAGCGACTGTTGAAGTACAAGCAGACGCTACATCTAAGTTAGCAACTCGCTTAGTTTTAAAAGCAGGTGCAGACGCAGGATCTCTAGCAGCACTTCGTACATACGAGTTAGGCGCAGGGGTTTACCAAGATGTTCACGTTCTAGTTAACGACATCAATAACCTTCCTGATTTCGAAGCTCAAATGATTTCCCTAGGCGGAAATAAGAACATCGATACAGACTACCTAGACGCGTTAACAGCTACAGATATCAAAACTGCACAAGTTACAGTTAAAGCTGTAGGTGCTGATCTTGTAGACCGTTTAGAGAGTGATACGTATGTAGCAGTTAAAGTTGACCGCGCTCAAGCGTTACCTGCAACTGTAGAGCTTTCAAACTTAGCAGGAGCTAAGACAGAACCTGCACCGGCGTCATGGGCTAGCTTCTTCGCTCTAATCACAAACTTAGACGCTTACTATGTAACTCCATTATCACCTGATGAATCAGTTCACGGAGAGCTTGCACAGTACTTACGTGATGAGTCGAACAACGGCCGTCATTTACGTGGTATTGTCGGCGGTGGCTTAAACGAGTCTCTTGAAGAAACTCGTAGTCGTCAAATGGGCTTACGTAACTCTCGTGTTGGTGTTGTAGGTGACTCTACAACTCGCCGTATGGGTGATGGACGAGTATACAACATGCCTGGATATATGTATGCTGCATTAGTAGCAGGTCTAGCAAGTGGGTTAGAAGTTGGAGAGCCGATTACTTACAAAAAAGTAAACATCGAAGCTCTAGATCACACGTACACAGGTGACCAATTAGACCAACTTCACAATTCCGGAGTTATCATGACAGAATTCGTACGTACGCGTACTTCTTCTCACTTCCGTATTGTAAGTGACCCTACAACGTACAATGTCTCTACTGAGCCTGTACAGAACCGTATCTCTCTTGGAGAAATCTCTGACTTCTTAACAACAGAGTTACGTGAAGTACTTGACAACGAGTTCATTGGTACACGTATCCGTAACACTTCTGCTTCTATCATGAAGAACCGTGTTGAGTCGTTCTTAGACCAACAAAAGAAAGTAAACGGTCTGATTGTAGACTATAACCCAGATGATGTACAAGTAGTTATCACAGGTAACACTGCTCGTATTAACTTGACTGTACAACCTTCTCAAGGTTTAGACTTCATCAACGTTTACATCACTTACGAAGACAACGAGCTTTCAGCTTAATACTACAGGGTGGTTACAGGCCACCCTATTACTAAATTAGAACAGGAGTGACATAAATGGCAAGTGTAACTAACCAAACAGTACAGTCTGCAAATACAGTGTACTTCATGATTAAGAACGTACCAATCGCACGAGCTCAGTCAATCTCTGCAGAGCGTTCATTCGGTACTACTGGGGTTTACCAAATCGGTTCTATCATGCCTCAAGAGCACGTTTATCTTCGTTACGAAGGTTCAGTTACAGTAGAACGTTTCCGTATGAAGAAAGAGAACTTAGCGACTCTAGGCTTCGCTGCGTTAGGTGAGGAAGTTCTACAAATGGACATCCTAGATATCGTACTTTATGATAACTATTCGCAGGAAGTAGTAGTAGCATACCGTGGCTGCTCGATTGACACGTACTCAGAATCAACTTCTGTAGGCGAGATCTCGAGTGAGTCTGCACGATTCTACTTCTTAACTTCAGCGAATGTTAGAGGTTAACAAGATCTAATAAAGAGAGTCCTAAGTGGGCTCTCTTTTTTTTATGTAATTGTTATATTATACAGGAACGATTATACACGATTGGAGGCAATAATGTGAGTAATTTATTTAGAGATAATTTATATAATGAATTCCCAGATCCGAATAAGAAGATTGAGGAGTTAGGGGAACAGGTGGACGATTCCCTGAGAAAGACAGCAGGTATTGTAAACATTAAGGAATATGAATCTTTAAAAATTGGTACTGACTGGAAGCCAGCCATTATAAAAGCTTTAGACTATTTAAAATCGGTCGGTGGGGGAACTTTAAGTTTACCTAGTGGGTTAATAACAACATCGCCCCTGGATTTAAGAGCGTATAGAAATATTAAAATTAAAGGGTGTGGGTTTTCTAAGCCGTGGAGCCAGGTTTCAACCATTAAGTTTATTGGTACAGGAGAAGTTGGAATTCAGTTTTCGGAGACTGTGTTCCCGAACATTACATACAACTACGCAAACCAAGCGACGGATTGTGCTTTAGAGGATTTAGTTGTAGAATGCGATAATAAAGTTAATGTAGGGGTTAATGCCAACTATTCGATAACTTTAAAAAACATAACTGTTCGTAGAGCTATACAGGACGGGATAAGACTAGAGGATTACACTTACCCGGTGTTTATGGATGAGGTTGAATCTTCTTTTAACGGGAGACACGGGCTATACGCTCGAGGGAACATGACTACAAAATACTTTGCTACTCGTTGTGAGTTTAGTAATAACAATGGGTATGGTATGTATATCGAAGGTGGGGCGACATCAACCTTCCAAGATTGTCTAACACAGTCAAATAAACAAGGCGGAGTTAAACTATCCTGGAATGGGGATAACAACCCAAACTCTATTAGTTACGTTGAAAATCTTATATTTATTAACCACTACTTTGAAGCTAACGGAACATTAGCGTCTAATGATCCGAATTACGAAGGTAACTATGGTCTTGTTATTACAAGTACTAATAAAACATCAGCAGCGAATAAAAAACCACGAAATATCCGGTTTATTCAAGGTGCATTAAACGCAAGTTCCAGTGGTAAAACATATCTGATTGACAGTGTGTACGGGTTGTACTTTGATGGTTTGCAAACAGACCACTCTAAAGGCAGTATTCCTACCCCTGCTGCTTGTCATTCTATGTTTACGCAGGCGGGTGCGAGTTCGGCCGATAACTCTGCTAACGCTCCTTTCCCTTTCTTTAAATCTTACGGAAAG